GTGAAGAGAAAATTTCTTCCGCCTCATAATCTCCTAGGATAAGTTCGATTTTTCGCTTAATTGCACTATGCAATTTAGCGGTCCGACCTTCATAGAAGGAAGGACTCGTTCTAGTCCGAAAAAGATTATTTGTACCTTTGCAAAGAAGTTCGAATTCCATGAACTTCTTAAAAGCAGCATCGTCCAGATCTTCGTCTAAGGAGAAATCCTTATACTTGGATAAGAACTTTGTTGCAGCATAGGCATCTCGACAACTGACCATATCACTATAGTCAGCTGGATTGAACGAGAGTTTAGCTAACTGTGAATGTTCATTATGTTTCCATAATAAATAACACGTTAGCGCTCTTGGACAATCGAGAGCTTCGAAGAAATCCTCGACAACTGCAGGATTGAATCCTGAAGGCACACGGTAGCTGACCAAGTCCTTTACGAACTTGGAACCATACTTCTTAGAAGACATGGTAATCCCTTTCCTAATTTTGTTAGGTTGACTTATGTTACCAAAGCCCTTTAAGGCTAAGGTTAGTAAGGCCTATCAAAATTGATAACGGCAGTCCTAAGAGGAGTAGCCGTCGAATCGGACGGTGAAGCATCCGATGCCGTGATCGTTGTAAACAGAAGAGAGGCAAGTTGGCTAAGCAATGCAGTCCGCTCGGCCGAAGTGCTTCGTTCTGGCAACAGGAAGTCGACGATAGCCTGGCAGTCATAGGCCTTTTGTGAAGCAGGTGTAAACCCACTCACATTAGTACCGCTAACTGCTTCTAGCGTCGGTAGGGACAGTTTAGCTGTCACTTTATACACGCGGCTCCCCTTGGTAGGGGGACGAGTGGACATCGTGAAGCTAGGAAAACCAACGGCGATTCCGCCAGATTGGTCTTCCCACCGTGCAACCCCAGGGACGACATATCCAATGGGGGTGTACGTCTTGTCGACTCCCACCGTAGCGCTCGTTGTAAGAGCGGTTGTGGAAAGGATGCTCGACAGTTTCAAGTCGCCGAAGGCTGACATTGATAATTACCTCAAGAAAGATAATAGTCAGTCTGATGAACTAGAAAGCAGA